GAACTGGGTTTACTGTATGCTGCCCATGGAGTTTGAAGAGAAGCGGCGTTGCGAGACCATTGTTTTACCATCTACAGCCCCTCTCAAGTGGAAAGACCCAAGAACCCAGGAAGGAGAGGTACTTTGCCCTATAAGATTTGATAAAGAGGGCTTAGACAGAATAAAAGACGGTTTAGACTCTGATTACCTTATATCTACACAGCTTCAGCAGAATCCCTTTATACCGGATGGTGGCCTATTCAAGAAATCCTGGTTTCAATGGTGGAAGCAAGAGAAGCCGCCCAAGGTTCTCAAGGTTATTGTTTCTTTGGATACAGCGTTCAAGCGTGCTAGTACAAAAGAACAGAAGCTTAAGCGCGCGTTCTCTGTGGCCACCGTCTTGGGTCTATTTCTCGATGAGTTTGGCATATCAAACTTAATACTACTCAATATGTGGCGAGATAGGGTCGAGTTCCCAGACCTTCGTAAGATAGTTAAAAAAATATCTCAGGATTATCGTTATAACGGTACAGACAGAGCGCTTAAAGGGAAATATATTCCCGATGAGATTGTTATAGAAGCAAAGGCCACGGGGGAGCCTTTAAGGCAAGAGCTTAAGCGTGTCGGCGTTAGCACTATTGGCTTTGACCCAACTCCGTATGGCGACAAAATTAGAAGAGCGAGTATCGTAACGCACATTCCTGAAGCCGGCAGAATATGGGTGCCAGCAAAAGGGCCAAACTACACGGAGCTTTTACCCTTTTCAAAAACATTTGTTAATGCGTGCGCTACTTTTCCCAATGAAGCAGATTCAAAAGATATTGTTGATACCTTCTCTCAGGTTGTAATTAGAGAAATCAGAAACAAAGATATTAAACATCCTGACGACCCAGTTGAGAAAAAAACGCGTAAAAAGAAGGATGATAATATTTATGGTGTTGATAAATCTAAATGATTTTGTTACTATATTAGCTCAATACATACTCCTTGTTTGTTGATGATATATTCTCTGGGCGTTGTTAAGGTAACCAGCAGTGCTCAGAGGACGAATTAAAACTTGCATTCTTAAAAAGACTAACTTACAATTCAATAACGGCTAAAATTTCCTGTTGGCTAAAGTTTTTTATTTGTTTTAAAACTTCCAGGATGAAATTTTAGGATGCCTCTTTATCCAGAACAAGTACCGCTTCTTAACGGCGAAGACTTTTCAGATTTCCAAATAAACCAAGACAATCAATTTTCTGATTATCCATCAGAAGATTACGTAGACAATTTCGATGCCGCAGGAAAGGCAGGGGATGTTTCGTCTCCTGCCGGCAACGAAGAAGAAATCCCAGATAACTTTTATGAAAACCTGGCTCAATATATTGACCAAAAAACCCTGGATACATTAGCCGGCGAAATACTAGAAGGTATAGAAAACGATAAAGATAGCCGTCAGGACTGGTCTGACTCGGTTGAAATTATTATTCAATATCTTGGCTGGAAGATAGAAGAATACGAAAATAAGCTTTGCTCCGGTTACGATAATACTCTTTCTATCACTTTAATTAACTGCTTCGCGTTATTGAAGAGCGAGCTATTGCCGCCGTCAGGCGTTGCAAAGGGCGTAGTAAACGGTGTTCCTAACGAAGAGACCGTGGACACCTCCGAACGATTGGCAATGTTTTATAATTTCTTCCTTACAGTTATTGATAAGCCGTATTTAACAGATAAAGAAAAACTTATTCTCTATGTTTGCTTGCTTGGCGTTGCATTTACAAAGGTTTATATTGACCCTGCCACAAATCAACCGAGAGCGCGCCTTGTAAAACCTCAAGATTTAATTGTAAACAATGAATGCACATCCCTCCTTGAATCTAGCCGCATAACGCATGAGATGGAGTTAACTAAAAAAGAAATATTGTTTAAAGAAATGGAAGGTGTATTTTTAAAGGGCACTATAAAAAACGCGGACAACGATGATGACGATGTTTCTAAAGTTAATGAAAAAATAAATGATATGGATGGCATTGTTAAGAACTACGAAGATAATCGCGCCGTTTTTGGCTGGTATGAATCTCACGTAGAGCTTTCACCTTCTCGTTTAAGAGGCGAAAAGAAAGAAGGCGGACCAGATAATGACGAAGATTATGACGATATACCAAGACCTTATATTGTAGATATTTGCAAAAACACTAAAAAAATAGCCTCTATCAAAAGAAACTGGGACCGTAATGACTCTAAATTCAAAAGAGAAGAATGCTTTACAGAATGGCACTTTTTAACCGGACTTGGTATGTATGGTATAGGACTAGGGCAGTTACTAGGCTCTAATGCAGTTGTATTAACTAACACCCTGAGGCAAACCCTAGATTCAGTAACCTTCGGAAATTTCCCAGGTGGTTTCATTCGAAAAGGTTCTTGTCCTGACGTTAATAATTTAACTGTTTATCCAGGCACTTTTACGCCAATTGATACTGATGACAAACCAACTAGCGAAGTTTTTTCAACACTACCATTTAGTGGTCCGACCCCTATAGGGTTACAGATAAGGTCTGAACTAAAAGGCGATACTGCTGCTTTAGGAGGTGCCGCACAACAAGCTTCTCCTGTTGGCGATTCTGAGGCTCCTGTAGGCACAACTCTCGCAAATATAGAAATACGTGACCGGTTTCCATCAAACATATTGCAATCATTTATTAATTCTTTTAGTTATGAATTTGAGCTTCTAGGTAATGCATTTAAGAAAACCTTTGATAAGCCTTATGTTTTTGATGCGCCAGGTAAAACTTATCAAGTTACAGCTGAGGACTTTCAAAGGAATGTTAAAATTGTATCGGTTGCTGACCCAAATCTTGCAACCAAGAGCCAAAGAATTGTTATTAATGAAATACTAATTAGATTAGCTAGGGAAAACCCTGGAACGATTGATTTAAAAGAGGCCGTAAGACGATTATTAAAATCTATGGACGTGGACGATATTGAAAAACTAATGCCACCACCTCAAGAAATATTGCCAGCCGACCCTGTGACTGAAAACATGAATCTCATTAATGGAAAAGGTGCTAGAGCTAGCATTGAGCAAGACCATGATGCACATATGATATCGCATTCTGCGCTTTTACAAATTCCAGCAGTTGCGCAAGACCCGCAAAAAGTAGCGCAAGTGCAGGCGCATATAACTGAGCATCAAGCAGATAAATATCTAGTAGATATCCAGATGGCTATGGGTATTCAAATGCCAGACCCGGAAGCCTTAAAAGACCCGCAAGTTCAAAATCAAATAGCATTAATGGCAGCACAAGCTACTCAGCAAATGCAACAACAGCAACAGGCTCAGAATCCTCCGCCACCTAACCCTGCTGTTGTCATGATTGAAGATATCAAGCAAAAACGAGAGGCAACTCTCTTGAAACACGAGGACGCGAAGCTTAAAGCTGAGACAGAAGCATTTAAGGCTCAAACTCAGTTTGAAAGCGACAAGCTCAAAATGGATGTTGAAAAAGAACTGGCTGAAGAGAAGAACAAAACCTCTTTAGCTATAGCAAAAATGAAACAATGACTTAAGTCGGAGTAATTAATGAAAGACAAACATTTTGTGAAAGACAGCGTACGAAGAAATTTACCTTTTCTGGGAATGGGCGATAGAGATATGGCCCACCCTAAAGGTAAGGGAATTACTACAATTTCAATTTCGATAATTCCTATGAAACATTTAGGACATAAAAAATCGGATTCGGAAGCCAGAGAATTTAAGCATGGCGGCCGAGTAAACAAAACTCGATCCATGGGGAAAATGAGTAATTTCTCTGAAGCCTTTTGTAAAAAGAAAATGCCAGCAGCATTTAAGTCTGGCGGCAGCGTCAAGGAAAGTTTAGCAAAAGAGGCTTTAAGAATTAATTCTTCTCCTCGTATAAAAAATATTGCTAAAAATATCTTGTCAAACAAGAAATGTGGCAAACAAAATATGGCATGTGGCGGAAAAGTTAATGAACGCTCAATGCCTTCACATAACGACAGGCACCCAATGTTTAAGTTTTTAAGGGATTTATAATGATATACGACCCAGGTAATTCTCCAGTAGAATTTGTTGTTGAAGATTATTTGTTGAGGAACAAAAGAAAGCAACACGAATTACAAGAGAAAATTTGCGCCGGAAATCTTAAAGATTTTGCCGAGTATAAGTTTTATACGGGCGAGTTAAGAGGGATGTATAAGTCTGACGATGAAATGCGTTCAGCTTATGCGTCACTTGTTGAGGTAATAGAAAGGGACGTTAAAGACAGGGAAGTCTATGATAAAGAACAGAAGTCTAACTAGTTATATAGAAGATGACGAGGAAGAAGAAGCTAAGAAATTTATTGAAGAAGAGCTTTGTTTTCCGCTCCCAAAAGCCTTAGGAAAAAGGCTTATCGTTAAAATCTATATAAGGCCAGAAGAGCTTACTACTTTCGTTAATAACGAAGGTAAAACAGTTAGCATTTATATTCCAGAAATTTATCTTGAAAACGATAAATATTCTAACTTTGCAGCCTTAGTACTGAGCGTTGGCGACCAATGCTTTAAGGGAGATGAGTACAAAGAAAATGGACCTGGCTGCAAAGTTGGTGACTGGATAACCATAGCCAGAAATCATGGGGGTCAACAATACTTTCATAGAGGTGTTACGGTTCAAAATATACCGGAAGATGCCATCTATGACGTTATTCAAGACCCATCTTATGTTGAACGTGTATAAGGAAATAACACATGGAAGGTACAATTTGTTTTGGTAATAAAGAAAAATGGAGCTTCGAAAAGGAATACGGCTTTAATCCGCCACGACCACTCGGTGCGCGTATTTGTATTGAGCAATACGTAAAACCTGAAGAATCAGATGCCGGAATTAAACTTGCTAAATCAGAAATGTCAAAAAGACTTGATGTTGCTGATTGCATAGTTGGCAGAGTCGTAAAAATTGGAAGCGCTTGCTTTAAAAGCGAAGATTTTAAACATTGGGATAAAGCAGACTTACCAGAAGTTGGTGACTGGGTAACTTTCAAAATTACACCAGGCTGGAAGAAATATGGCCCTCCAGGGAAAGGTGTTTGTGTAATAACAATGTTTGACGATGCAATAAACGAAAAGATTGAGGACCCATCTTATGTCTCAAGAGATTTGTAACATTTCAAATTCGTCTCTAGAAAAATCAAGCGTAGATGAAAAACAATTATCTACTCTAGACAATGGTGACCCGTTGGCTTTACCAGCAAATATACCAGACAACATGGTTTATAAATGGTTTTCTTGGTATGGAGAGTTTGGAGATTCTATGAATCGCAGAAGAATGAGCGACGATCTTTATTCTTTTGTTCCGCCTTCTCGCCATCCAGAATATGAGCGAGATGTTTTATTCGCACCAGTTAAAGATTCTATTTGCAGGAAAGGAATGGTTTTAGTAGAGCGCCATAAAAAGTTAGATGATGTCATATTTGGCCGTTTAAACATGATAAATGAAGCACTTAAAAATGGCGTTTCAACAGAAGTCGGTAGAAAAACCTGGGATGCTATATGCGCCAACAGAGGTAGCGGTAGATATGCCGAGGCAATTCTACAAGTTAAACCAAGAGACATTAAACAAATCGAGGAATCTGCAAAACAAATAGAATCGGATAAATTATTAATCGGTAATTAAAGGAGAAAATACATGGAAAGTAGACATGAATCGGAAGCAGAATTTGGTGAAGACCAAACCGAACTAGAGCAGAATGAACCGGAGAACGAGGAAGATGAGGTTGTCCTTGACGAGCAGCCAGAGGAAGATGGCGAACCAGAAGTTGCCGAGGATGGTGAACCCGAATCGGAAGACGATAAGTCAAAGGCTAAACCGAGAGACAATGTCCAAACTCGGATTAACCATTTAACTAAAGAGCGTTACAAAGCTGAGCATAGAGCTACTAAGGCTATGTCGGAGGCTGATTACTGGCGTCAGAAGTATGAGCTTTCATCTGAATTAAACTTACGTCAGTCTGACTTAAATGCTAATTCCCGTCTTGAAAAAGCGCGTGCAGCTCAGATTGCAGCAATTGAAGCAGGAGACGCGCAAGCGCAAGCTGATGCAAATATTGCGATAGCAGCAGCAACAGCAGACCTTCAGGAAATTCAAAGAGAACGCGTTAGAGTTGAATATGACCAAAAGATTAAGCAGCATCAACCGCCTCCGGAGCCAGAAGGTCCAGACCCTGAAATATTGAAAGACTGGGCTGCTGACAACAATGATTGGTTAAACCAAGAAAGCAAAGGGTACGACCAGGAGCTGGCTCAGTATATCTATAACGCTGATAATGAATTAGGAAATATGCTTAGGCAGAATAATAAAGCTCATATGATTGGAACAATAGAGTATTTCGATTTGCTAGATAAACATCGGGATGCTTTCTTGAATCATAGAAATCAGCAAGCACGCCAAAATACGAATCAAAGGAGGGACTTAAACATGAAACAATCACGAGGTGGCGCTGCCCCAGTACGAGGCGCTAGTCAATCTCAATATCGAAATCATAAAGGATATGAACTGTCCGCTGTTGAGAAAGCCATGGTCGAATCAACCGCGCAAGCAGGTGTGACAGAGGAAATTTTTAAAAAGGCTAAGGCTGACTATATGAAGAGAGAAGCCGCAGAGAGAGGAGCAATGTAACATGGCAAATCAACCTAAAGAGTTCATAACAAAAGACTTGCAAACAAAAGAGCATCACATTAAGGCCATTATGAATATGGATTATCAGGATGTTTTACACGTCCCCCATGTTCCGCCAGGAACGGTTTATGGTCGCGTTGACGTTAGGCGCCCGGAGAAAATAAGACAACTTATGAATAAAGGTTGGCGCTTTGTTCCGGCAGAGAGACACCCAGAGCTTGCGTTCAATGGTTTAACCCAAAATGACCCTCGTAATTCAAACTATATATGGTTTGGAAACGATTTGGTGTTAATGGAGCGAAGCGAGGAACTACATCAACTAGAAAGACGCGAGCGCGACAAGAAGGATGCGAGAATCCTTCTGACGACGCCGGGTCTTGAAAACGCACCGTTCACGCCAAACATTCAAACAAAACTTTACACAAAGCTTGAAGCTGATGACGCGCACAACGCATCCTTCGGTTAAAAAAAGTTTGCAATTTTTTTTAAATTGTGTATTGTAATAGTATTGTCTCGGGATTATTATTAATTTAATATCTCGAGATGATACCAAGAGAGAATAGCACTCTATAAAATTGCTATTGACCAGAGGTCGTCTTGTACGAAACGTAAGTTTCTGCATGTAAATCTAAAGGCGGATTAAAGCCTTATTAGGTTGGGTTAATTCCCATAATAAACAGATTTTACATGGAGATAACTTTATGTCATTCGGTAAGAACGCACCAGAAGGTTTCGTCGAAAACTCTTCTAGAATCAGTGCGACATGCAATACGCAAGACTCTTTTCACGACATCCAAAGCGGTTACGCTACTTCAATTTTTACTGGCGACCCTGTTACTGATGCTGGCGGTTATATCGTTAGAGCAACACCAGGAACTGGCGCCGCTGCCTTAAATGCCGTAACAGGTGTATTTAAAGGCGTATCATTCAAAGATTCCAACAATGAACTTCGTTTCTACCCCTATTGGGCAGCAAGTACGGTTACTTCTAATACAGAAGCAGCAAAAGCTTATGTTATAGATGACCCTTATGTTGTATTTACAATCCAGGTTGGTAGCAGCGATGCTACGCCACCTCAGGCAACAAGAGTGCATTTAACTCAAAACGCAAACTATAGCTTTGGTGCGGGCGGAAACACTTTTACTGGGAAATCAGGCGCATATCTCGATATCGCGAGTGTTGGAACAGGCGCAACATTAAACTGCAAAATCCTTGAAATTACTCCGGGATATAGCGCAGCTTTAGGGTTAA